GAAATTGATGATGCGCAAGTTGACGCAATTGCAGAAATGGAAACTAAGGTTGAAGAATCAACTACTAAGTATAACGAAGTAGTAGAAGAAATGATCGCAGTAAAAGAAGCAAAGCAACAACTAGAATTGTCAATCGCTTTTAATGAAGTTTCTGAAGGATTGACAGACACTCAATCAGAGAAATTGAAAGTTCTTTCAGAAGGTGTTTCATTCGAGTCAGTTGACGAATTTACTACAAAAGTTTCTGCAATTAAAGAGAATTACTTTGCCGAATCAACAACTGCCCCTACGGACGAAACAGAATTTCTTGAAGAAGAAGCAGTTGAAGATGGAAAGCAAGCACAAACCGATCTAGCTGATCCTATGGTAAGTGCTTATGCAGACGCTCTTGGACGAATTGCTGCAAAATAACGATTTATTATAAATAGTAGATAAAATAAAATCTCAAATAAAGGAGAAATTTCATGAGAAACGAAGACCTACTTAATAAGTGGAAACCAGTCCTAGAGCATTCCGCTCTTCCGGATATCGGTAATTCACACAAAACTGCCGTCACAGCACAGATTCTGGAAAACACAGAAACTGCGATTCGTGAAGGTCAATCATACGGTGCAAGCGCTCAGCTATTAGGCGAAGCAGCACCTGCTACAAACACTGCAGACGTAGGTAACTACGATCCTGTATTAATCAACTTAGTACGCCGTGCTATGCCAAACCTAATTGCATATGATATTGTTGGTGTTCAGCCAATGACTGGTCCAACTGGTCTTATCTTTGCAATGCGTTCTGTATATGGTGCTGGCACTCAAGCCAACACTGGCAACACTGAAGCGCTATTCAATGAAGCTGATACTGATTTCAGTTCTTCTAATGACAGCACACACGCAGGATCAACTGGTGCAGGTGCTACTGCTGCAACTGGTGTTGGCCTTGCTACTGCAACTGCTGAAGCATTAGGCGATGCAGATAATAACTCATTCGCTGAAATGTCATTCCAAATTGACAAAGTAACTGTTTCAGCTAAATCACGTGCTTTGAAAGCAGAATACTCAACTGAACTTGCTCAAGACCTTAAAGCAATCCACGGTCTAGACGCAGAACAAGAGTTGTCTAACATGCTTTCAGCTGAACTACTTGCTGAAATCAACCGTGAAGTTGTACGTACTGTTTACAATACTGCAACAGCTGGTGCTCAAGGCGAAGTTGCTACTGACGGTACTTTCAACCTTGACGTTGATGCAAACGGTCGTTGGTCAGTAGAGAAGTTCAAAGGTTTGATGTTCCAAATCGAGAAAGAAGCTAACGCAATTGCAAAAGCTACTCGTCGTGGTAAAGGTAACATCATCATCTGTTCATCAGATGTTGCTTCTGCACTTCAAATGGCTGGTGTACTTGATTACGCTCCTGCTCTTAACAGCAACAACTTGAACCCAGATGATACTGGTAACACTTTTGTTGGTGTATTGAACGGTCGTTACAAAGTATACATCGATCCATATTCAACTGCTAATTACTTAGTAGTGGGCTACAAAGGTTCTAACGCATTCGATGCTGGTATCTTCTATTGCCCATATGTTCCATTACAAATGGTACGTGCTGTTGGCGAGAATACTTTCCAGTCTAAGATTGGATTCAAGACTCGTTATGGCATGGTTGCAAATCCATTTGCTAACGGTACAAGCGTTAAAGGTAACTTGGCTGCAGACGGTAGTACTGGCGGATTCACAGCTGGTGACGGTGTTGGTGCTAATGGCGCAAACGTCTACTACAGACGAGTACTTGTTACTAACTTGCTATAATAATAAGATCTGTTTTAACAGACACTTATTTGAAAAGGGAATCTTCGGGTTCCCTTTTTTTTGTCTAAAATAATGGTTGACATTTTATCTGTATATGCTATAATAACACTATCTTATCAATGAGGTAACTATAGTTATGGCAATACATCATGGCAATATCGGATACACACACTCCGGAAGAAAACGCAAAACGCTTCCTAAAGCGAAAACATATAAAGCAAAGTTTGAACCTTTAGTGCAAGTTGAATCATATCGCAGAGATGTTCCTGAATACAAATCTGCATCAGACATTGGCGGATCATGTTCTGCACCTGATCGTTCATATACAAAAGACGCAACATTCACAGTTGCTCCTGCATACAACAAAGGTGCCTATCAGGTTATCAGTAAAGAAAACCTTAAGGACATTGGTCGGTAACCCGTTTATTTTAGCATATAAATATATGTAATAGAGTACATGAGGTTACTATGACAGAAAAAATGTTCGGACAAAACTTCCTATCACCAGTTGAGTTTCAATTCACAATTGATCGTATGCCGACTGTGCAATATTATGTGCAAGCAATAAACATTCCCGGAATATCATCAGGGTTTACTGAGCAGATCACGCCTTTTAGGAATACATATCGTCACGGTGATAAATTAACTTATGATGATTTGACCCTTACAATTGCAGTTGATGAAAACTTAACAAGTTACATGGAAACATATTCATGGTTAAAAGCGTTGACAAAACCTGAAGAGTTTGAACAGTACACGGGATTGTTAGGTGATGACGGAGATGGTTTATATTCTGATGCAACATTAACTATACTCAACAGCTCAAAGAAACCCAATATTGAAATAACATTTTCTGATATGTTTCCAGTATTCATAGGTGCAATATCAATGAATACAGCATCAGGTGATGTGCCTATTATAACATGTGATTTGACATTCAAGTATAATCAGTTTAAAATCAAGAGTCCCGGAAATAGCATAGCAAGTTAATTTTACAATTTTTAATTATGGAGTAATAAGTGCGTATAGAAGAAATCGTACAAGAGTGGTCGAAAGATTGCGAAATAGATGTGACAAACGTGTCAGTTGAATCTGCAGAAATCGCTAAAATGCATAACAAATACTATCAAATGTATATGCAAGAAAGCATGCGTCTGCGTAAACTCAAAACAGATTACAAACAACTTCTCAAACTCAAAACGGAATATTATCGTGGCGAACTCACGATGGAAGAATTACGTGAAAGAGATTGGGAACCTCAACCTTTAAAAATTCTGAAGCAAGACATACCTTTATATATTGACTCTGATCAACAAATGATTGATACATCGTTGAAGATCGGAATGCAAGAAGAAAAGGTAAACTACCTAGAAAATATTATTAAGATGATTAGTAATCGTGGATTCCAGATCAAATCAATTATTGATTGGGAACGATTCAGAACGGGAGCGATGTAATGAACAAGCGTGAATATAGTTGGGTTGATGTTGAAGATATGTGTACTGACATCGTAACTCAGATGTATAAAGATAAATGGACGCCTGATTACATTGTCGGCATCACACGAGGTGGTAATGTTCCTGCAACGATTATAAGCAACATGTTAGGTATTCGATGCGAAGCACTTAAAGTCAGTTTACGTGATGATGACTCAGAATGCGAACACAATGCTTGGATGTCTACAGATGCGTTTGGATATATTCCTGAAGAAGATCAACCTATATTTAAAAGTCGATGGGATGTCAATCGAAGAAAAAATATCCTTATAGTCGATGATATAAACGATACAGGTTCGACAATCAAATGGATCAAAGACGATTGGAAAGCAGGTTGTTTCCCTGATGAAGATTGGGACAAAATTTTCGGAGGCAATGTCAGATTTGCAACATTGACTGATAACTTATCATCATGTCAAACAGTCGAATATTCATCTGACGAAGTGAACAAAGCAGAGGAAGATGTTTGGTTGATATATCCATGGGAGAATGTGGGCAAACTGTCCGTTAAATAATATGCCAGATATTGTTGCAATCGAAAAAATAAATGAACTCAATGTACGTGTCGAAGCAGATGCGGGAGTCAAGATGGAATTATCAGAATACTTCACATTTGAAGTTCCTGGTGCTAAGTTTATGCCTTCGGTTCGCAACAAATATTGGGACGGCAAGATAAGATTATTTAATGCGATGACAGGAATCGTGTATGCGGGTCTTGTCCCATATATTCATAAATTCTGTAAGTCACGCAATTATGAAGTCACACATATTAATGATGTGTTTGAATTGCAGGATGTAAATCACGATGCAGGGTATCAACTTGCTGAAGAATATAATGCTGCATTCAAACCTCGTGACTATCAAAACAATGCTGTCGTATACGCATTAACAAATAATCGTGGATTGTTGTTGAGTCCTACTGCATCAGGTAAGTCGTTTATCATATACCTTTTGACACGATACCATATGCAAGAAGATCGAAAGGTGTTAGTTATCGTACCCACAACATCTCTTGTAAGTCAAATGGCGTCTGATTTTGTCGAATATAACAACGGCGAACAACTTGATATTCATCAGATACGAGGCGGCGTTGATAAGAATGTTGATGCAGAGATAACTGTAACAACGTGGCAATCAATATACAAATTACCTAAGGATTGGTTTCAAAAGTTTGATGTTGTTGTAGGTGATGAAGCGCATTTGTTTAAAGCGAAGTCATTAACGAAAATCATGGAGAAAACACCGCATATAAAATATCGTTATGGATTCACGGGTACGCTTGACGGCACAGAAACAAATAAACTTGTGCTTGAAGGATTGTTCGGTGCAGTATATGAAGTGACAAAAACTGCGAAACTGATTGAAGAGAAGACGCTTGCTGATTTCAAAATTAAAGCGATCACTCTCATATATCCTGAGCATGTAAAGAAACAAAATAAAGGCACTGATTATCAGCAAGAAATAGATTGGATTGTACGAAGCGAACCTCGAAACAAATTCATAAAGAATCTCGCACATTCGCTTGAAGGCAATACATTGATATTATTTCAGTTCGTTGAAAAGCACGGCAAGGTTCTATACCCTATGCTTGAATCAGAAAAGCATCAAGTGCATTTTGTTCACGGCGGCATTTCTGCTGATGATCGTGAAGAGATACGACACATAACAGAGCAGACAGATAACAACATTATCCTCGCCTCATATGGTACATTTTCAACAGGCATAAATATTAAAAAGTTAGATAACATTGTATTTGCTTCACCTTCGAAATCGAAGATTCGCAACCTTCAGTCGATTGGTCGTGTTCTTCGTAAGGGTAATGGTAAAGAGAAAGCAGTGTTGTATGATATTGTAGATGATCTTCAATACAAGTCATATCAAAACTTTGCAGTCAAACACTTCCTTGAAAGAGTAAACATTTATACTGAAGAAGGGTTTGAATTTAAAATCTATAATGTAGATATTGGAGAATGATTTGAATAATAATGATCTTGTGAATTTTAAGATGCGTACCGGTGAAGATATACTTGGCGTTCTAGTCAGTAAACATTCCGCATCAATAACAGTAAAACATCCTATGCTCGTAGTCATCGAACCACACGAAGGTCTCTTTGTTAAATCGTGGAACATGTTGTCAGAAGGTGATGAAGTAGAAGTACAATTAAAAGAAATGATTTGGTGTAGGAAAGCGAATAAGAAAGCAATTGATTATCATCATGAATTCATGGAACAAGCAGATGAATATTTAGACGATGATGATCAACCAGATGACATTTACGAAGATTTGTTGATGAGTAAAGCTGCGACAAAGCATTAAATAGTATTATGTTTTGTTGCTTCGATAAAGCTATTATACATGGAATCAGATACTTTGTCAACCGCAAATGACAATTAATTCAAAATAAAATAATAGTTGACAAACGCTTCGTTTTCGTGTATCATGTACACATACAACAAATATTACTAGGAGTTAATTGTAGATGGATCCCAAACCAAGGAAAAGAAATTATGTCAATAATCCTGAGTTTCTGGCTGCCTTAATAAAATACAAACAAGAATGCATGGAAGCAGAAGAATGTGGTGACGATCATCCCATTATTCCTGAGTACATAGGACAGTGCATTTATCAAATTTCAAATCGTTTAGCATCGAAACCAAACTTCTCCGGTTACTCATATAAAGATGAGATGATTAGTGATGGGTTAGAAAATGCTATTCAAGCGTTAGGTAATTTCGATCCTGAAAAGTCAAGCAATCCTTTCGCATATTTTACACAAATTATCTGGTATGCATTTTTAAGACGTATCGACAAAGAAAAGAAACAATTATACATTAAACACAAAGTGATTGAGAACTCTGTTGTTATGGGCACTGCCGTTGATCGTGACGATGGCGATGCATCAGGTGAACCTAGTTACATTGATCTGCAAAACGACTATATGAATGATTTTGTAAAGAATTATGAGAATAAGTTGGCAGAAAAGAAAGCAAAAGAAGTTGCAAAGAAAGTCGGATTAGAGAAATTTATTGATGATGATGCTAAAGAAGAAACTGATAAGGAATCTTAGTTACGGCGTGTTTGCTTTTTTCTTAATTAAGGGATTGTTGTGGTTATCTGTCCCCGCATATTTGTTTTTTATTAGAGGATGATTGAATGAAAATTGCTATTGTTACTGACACTCACTGGGGTGTTAGAAATGACAATCAGGTGTTTGCTGATTATATCAGTAAGTTCTATAAGGAAATATTCTTTCCTACTATCAAAGAGAAAGGTGTCGATGCAATATTTCACTTGGGTGATGTTGTCGATAGACGTAAGTATATTAACTTCTTAACAGCAAAACGATTAGAAGAAGATTTCATCAAACCCATATCTGAAATGGGTATTCCGTTACATGCGATTGCAGGTAATCATGATACGTTCTATAAGAACACAAACGAGATTAACAGTTTAAAGCAATTGTATGGCAACTCATCATTTGACAACATTCATCTGTATTGGAAAAAACCTGTCGAGTTGGATATGGATGGTTGTAAGATCATGCTTGCGCCTTGGTTATGTGCTGACAACTGGAAAGAATCATTACAAATGTTCAAAGATACACCCGCACAGGTATTGATGGGGCATTTTGAGATTGCTGGGTTCGAAATGGACAAAGGACATATATGTGCTGATGGCATGGACAAAGATGTATTCTCGATGTTCGATTCTGTTTATTCGGGACACTTTCATCAACCATCAACACACGGCAACATCAGTTACCTCGGATCACCTTATGAGATGACATGGAGTGATTACGATCAAAAGCGTGGTTTTAATATCTTTGATACTGAGACCCGTGAGATGGAATATATACAAAATCCATTCCGTATGTTCCATAAAGTTTGGTATGACGATAAGGATATGACAATAG